TCTTCATCTTCTGGTCACATCGATGTCGATATGGTTCTTACCGAACTTGCCGATAACGGTGGTTCACCTGGTTCTGCAACTGGTAACACCGCTAAGCCTACTTTGGTTCAGCGTCGTCTTACTGTTGTTAACGATGAAGGCGCAACTGCTTTCAGCAAGAACATCACAATCAAAGATTCCAGCACACTCAACGGTGTCATCAACGATGGCGACGATGTTGTTATCCTTTCTGCCGAAAGTGAGTACATTTCCAGAGTGTATGGAAACAATCAGAAGTGGGCAAGCCTAGCACCACGTCCTGGTACTAGTGTGTGGGCAACTGAGCGTGGTGGTTTCCGCGACATGTTCCATATCTTGGTTCTGGATGGCGACGGTGGTATCACTGGTACTCCTGGTGCAATTCTTGAAAAGTTCACTGATGTGTCCAAAGCAGCAGATGCTAAGACACCCCAAGGTTCTACCCTGTATTACAAGGATGTCATTAAGGCACAGTCCGAGTACATCTTCTGGGGTTCCCACGAAACTTCACGTATCTTCGACGTTAATCCTTCACTGACGGGTGACATTGGTGATAACGTGTTGAACAAGAAGTATGACTTGTTCAAGAATGACTACTCCATCCTTTCTTTGGATGATCCTACTGGCACAAGTCTGCTGGCACAACCTCTGGTTAACACCAAGAACACTTCTACCTTGAAGTATCAACTTCGCGGTGGTGCTGATGGTTATAGTGCTGAGCGTGACAAGTTGTTCGATTCTTACGATCTGTTCTCTGATCCTGAGACCGAAGAAATTGATTATGTGATCATGGGACCTGCAATGAGCGACGGTGTTGACTCTGTTGCCAAGGCACAGAAGATGATCGACATTGCTGAGATCCGCCAAGACTGTCTCGCATTCGTTTCCGCTCCTCGCGATGCCATCATTGGTGTTGCTAGCAGCAGAGAGATTGTTAGCAAGACTGTTGAGTTCTTCGACCAACTGTCTTCCAGTTCCTACGTTGTCTTTGACAACAACTACAAGTACATCTATGACAAGTACAACGACGCCTACCGTTACATTCCTTTGAATGCTGACATTGCTGGTCTCGTTCTTGACACTGCTATTGAAGCAGAACCATGGTTCTCTCCTGCTGGTTTCACCAGAGGTCAGATCCGTAACGCTGTCAAACTTGCATACTCTCCTTTGAAAGAAGAGAGAGATTCACTCTATGCTGCACGAGTCAACCCAGTTGTTGCTTTCCCTGGCGAAGGCATTGTACTCTTCGGAGACAAGACTGGCATGGCAACTGCATCTGCATTCGATCGTATTAACGTTCGCCGTCTCTTCCTGGTAATCGAAAGAGCAATTAGTGATGCTGCTAAGAATCAACTGTTTGAAATCAACGATGAGTTTACTCGTCAGTCTTTCAACGACATTGTTGATCCTTATCTCAGAGGTGTTCAATCACGTCGTGGTGTTGAAGATTATCTAGTTGTTTGTGATTCAAGCAACAACCCTGATGATGCTATTGATCGCGGTGAGTTCTTCGCTGAGATCTTCGTGAAGCCCACACGCTCCATCAACTTCATCACACTTCGCTTCACTGCTACTCGCACTGGCGCATCCTTCGCTGAAATCGTAGGTTGATTAAGTGGGGAGGATAACCTCCCCTTTCCCCATTTCGTAATGACATTCAATTAATTATTCTTCCCCAGGAGAAACCCCCAAAATGTCAAGTCCAATTAGAAGAAACAATAGAAAGAGAAATCCCTCTAACAGAAATGGTGTGCAGTCAGATGCCAATCTGATGCAGTTTAGGAACAACATTCAGGATCTTGCGAGACCTAATCTGTTCCAAGTGACTATTCAATTCCCTCTGTTTGACAGCAACCCAAGCCGTGGTGGTGGTGGTGCTAACAAAAAAGGTAGAGGAGAGCGCAGAAGTGGTAACACTGAAATGCCCGAGCGTTCAACATTCTTGGTGAAAGCAGCAAACTTGCCTGCATCCACTATCGGTGTTGTTGAAGTGCCATTCCGTGGTCGTCAATTGAAGATTGCTGGTGACAGAACATTTGAACCATGGACTGTTACTATCATGAACGAAGAGACCATGGCGCTTCGCGAGCACATGGAAAGATGGGCAGAATACATGCAGCAGAATCAGTATAACTACCAGTCTGCTGATTCCATTCGCGACTATCAGGCAAGTGCAACTGTCGATCACCTAGATAGACAGGGACAGTCAAACGGTTCATATCGTTTTGAAGGTATTTGGCCTTCTAACATCTCTGCAATTGATCTTGCATGGGATAGCAATGATACCGCTGAGGAGTATACAGTTGAATTCCAAGTTCAATACTGGGAGAAGACTGATGACTCTAACATGTCTCATGGTCGCCGTAGGAACAACCGCCGTAACCGTAACAAGAAGGGTAGAGGTCGGTCCTGATTAGAACCTACATAGTTGAAACTGCTAAATAGTATTTGAAGTAATTACTTTCAATTGATGTCTCAACTATTTGGTTATTCGTTAGATCGTAAGAAGGGTCAGGCAACTGGTCCTTCTTTTGTTCGTAAAGAATCAGACGATGCTGCCCAACCAATTTCTGCTGGTGGGCACTTCGGACAATATGTTGAGATGGGTGACGCTGCTAACAAAGCAAGCGAAGCAGATTTGATCGGTAGATATCGTGAGATGTCTTTGCATCCAGAAGCGGATGCTGCTATTAATGATGTTGTCAACGAAGCGATTGCTGGGGATCTGAATGATCACCCCGTGGATATTGACCTCCAACACTTGAAAGTCTCTCAGACTCTGAAAAATAGAATCCGAGAAGAGTTCGTTAATGTTCTAGTGCTTCTAGATTTTGATAGAAAAGCATACGATATCTTCCGTAGGTGGTATATCGATGGACGCTTGTTCTATCATAAGATGATTGATACTAAGAACCCTGCTGCTGGTATCACAGAGTTAAGGTATATCGATCCACGCAAGATCAAAAAGGTTGTTGAATTTGACAAACCTAAGGATCGCGCACAACTCATTGACCCACAGATCACATCGATTGTTCCTAAATCGATTGAGTATTATATCTACTCACCGAAAGGTCTGAAAGGATATGAGAATAACGGGATCAAAGTTGCACCAGATGCTATCACATACTGCCACTCTGGTCAGTTGGATATGCAACGCAACTACGTGCTATCCCATCTTCACAAAGCAATTAAGGCACTCAATCAACTTAGAATGATTGAGGACTCTCTGGTCATCTATCGTTTGTCCCGAGCACATGAACGTCGCATCTTTTATATTGATGTTGGTAATCTGCCTAAGCAAAAGGCAGAGCAATACCTACGTGAAGTGATGTCTCGCTATCGTAACAAGTTGGTGTATAACGCCGACACTGGTGAGATTCGTGATGACAAAAAGTTCATGTCTATGCTGGAAGATTTCTGGTTGCCAAGACGTGAAGGCGGACGCGGTACTGAGATCACCACACTGCCAGGTGGACAAAACCTAGGTGAGTTGGAAGATGTCAAGTATTTCCAGAAGAAACTGTATCGCTCACTCAACGTACCTGAGTCACGTTTAGAATCTGAAAGCAGTTTCAATGTCGGTCGTAGTGCCGAGATCACAAGAGACGAAGTTAAGTTCCAGAAATTTGTTACACGACTTCGCAAAAAGTTTAGTGATTTGTTTAGTGATCTTCTGAGAACTCAACTTGTTCTCAAAGGTGTCATCACACTTGATGAGTGGGATGATATGAAAGAGCACATCCAGTATAGTTTTATCGCTGATAACTACTTTGCTGAGATGAAAGAGAAGGAGGTGATGACAGAACGTCTCGCACTTCTTCAACAAATGGATCCTTATGCTGGTAAGTATTTCTCTCTGGAATACCTACGACGCAACATCCTCAGGCAATCTGATGCTGAGTTCCAAGAAATCGACAAGCAGATGCAGGAAGAGGTTGAGGCTGGTCTGATTGTGTCTCCTGCTGAGATGCAACAGATGGAGAAAATGCAAATGGAAATGTCTCTGATGCCACCCGAACCTGAACAGGAAGAGGAGCAGGGATTAGATCCAAAAGATTACGAAAAAGGAAACATCTAAATAGTAATAGTATTAATTAACATTATGCCTTCCCAACCTTCTCTTGATATCGTTAATGCATTGTTTGCTGGTCAGAAAGATCTTTCTGATTATGTGAACACACAGATGCAAACACTCGCTCTCGATAAACTCGATGCTATGAAACAAGAGGTTGGCGCAGCAATGTTCGCAGCGCCCGAAGAGGGTCCTGAGAATACTGAGCAACCAGAAGACGCTGTACCCCCCGATCAAACCGAAGAGGAACCAACTGATGAAACTGATAACGGAGAAAATTGAAGACGCTAAGGTCGTAATTACCGAAGGTAAGAACGGCAAGCGTAGCACCTGTATTGAAGGTGTATTTCTTCAAGCCGAAATCACCAATCGTAATGGTCGTATGTATCCCATGCGTACCATGGAACGTGAGGTTGAGAAGTATAACGAGTCTTTCGTAAAGACTGGTCGTGCTCTCGGTGAGTTGGGTCATCCTGACGGTCCTACTATCAACCTTGATCGTGCATCACATTTGATTACTTCTTTGAGAAAAGAGGGTAACAATTTTATTGGTAAGGCACGTTTGCTTGAAACCCCTATGGGTAAGATTGCAAAACAACTTCTAGATGAAGGCGTCAAACTGGGTGTTTCCTCACGCGGTCTGGGTTCTATCAAAGAAGAAAATGGTATCAAAATTGTTGGCGAAGACTTTATGCTCGCCACTGCTGCTGATATCGTAGCAGATCCTTCTGCTCCTGAGGCATTTGTCAATGGAATCATGGAAGGAAAAGAATGGGTTTGGGCAAATGGTTCAGTTTCTGAGTCCCATATCGACCAAATCAAAAAGAGAATTGACAATGCTGCGGCAAGTCAATTGGAAGAAAGAAAGATTTCCGCGTTTTCAGAATTTCTGAAAAATCTGTAATCATAAATAATTAGAGCAATCACTCAATTCGTAGCATTAAGGAGACCCCAATGTCTGACAAGATTGAAACAACACTAGATGAATCGAGCGTCACTGCTGGCGCTAAGGCAGCAGATCCTCAGGGCAAATTGTCCGATGAAGGTAGCGGTCTCGGCGGCGTACAGGATCTGGGAGGACCAACCCCTCAGAACTCGAAGCCTGATGACGAAAGTAACAAGTACAAAGTCATCGGTAAGAGTGCAACTGCACCTACCACAAAACCTTCTGATGCATCTGCATCCCAAGGCGGTTCCATTAAAAAGGAAGATGCTGAGGTAGAAGGTGAAGAAGTGATTGCTGAGGAAGAAGTAGTCGAAACAATGACTATCGATCTTTCCGCTGATGTTGCTGCTCTAACCGAAGGTGAAGACCTGAGTGAAGAGTTCAAGCAGAAAGCAGCAACCATCTTTGAAGCGGCAGTTGTTTCCCGCCTCAATGAAGAACTGAATCGTATCCATGGTGATTACGCTAAGGTTCTTGAAGAAGAAATTGAAACCGTCAAGTCTCAACTTGCCGAACAAGTAGACGAGTATCTGTCGTTTGCTGTCAGCAAGTGGGCTAAGGACAACACGCTCGCCATTGAGCACGGTATCAAAACCGAAATGGCAGAGAGTGTTCTGACTGGTCTCAAACAGGTTTTCGTCGAGAATTTCATTGATCTTCCCGATGAGAAAGTTGACTTGGTTGACGAAATGACCGAGCAACTTGATATTATGCAGACTAAACTCAACGAACAGATCGAAGAGAACGTTGACCTCTCGAAAGAGGTTGGCGGTTATATCAAGAATGGGATTGTGAGCGAACTGAGCGAAGGACTGTCACTTTCACAACGTGAAAAGTTGGCATCTCTTGCTGAGGGAGTTGAGTTTGATGATGAAGAATCCTTCCGTGGGAAGGTTACGACACTTCGTGAGTCGTATTTCTCTACCAAACCCGAAGTGACTACTGTCACCGAAGACGTTCAGGTTGAGAACGAGGTCGTAGGTGAGGCAATGTCCCACTACGTCCAAGCACTTTCCCGCTGGGCTAAGTGATTAAATAAGGATCCACACTAAAACCCTATTAAGTATTAAAGCAAATGTTCAATTCCGAATCTTTGCAGGAGAAGTGGGCACCCATTCTGGAACATTCTGAGATCTCTAACATCTCTGATAAGTACAGAAAGGCCGTCACCTCCATCCTGCTCGAAAACCAAGAGAAATTCCTCCGTGAGGAATCTGGAATGCTCAACGAAGCATCCCCAACGATGTCTGCTGGCACAGCAGGTTTCTCTGGTAGCAGCACCGCCACAGGTCCTGTTGCAGGTTTCGACCCTGTTCTGATCAGTCTGATCAGACGCTCCATGCCCAAGTTGATCGCCTATGATATCGCTGGCGTTCAACCGATGACTGGACCTACTGGTCTCATCTTTGCCATGCGTTCACGCTATGGCACCAACCGTACCGCTGGCGCTGAGTCCTTCTTTAACGAAGCGAACACAGAGTTCTCTGCTGAGAACGCAGCATCTGATCTCGGTCGTACCGCTCAAAGCGGCACCAACCCTGGTCTGCTGAACGACAGCGGCACCTACACCGTCTCTGACGGTATGCCGACTGCTGAGAGTGAGGCACTTGGCGATGCTTCTAGCAACGCCTTCGCAGAAATGAACTTCTCGATCGAGAAGGTCACTGTGACTGCCAAGTCACGCGCTCTGAAAGCAGAGTATTCGCTCGAACTCGCCCAAGACCTGAAAGCAGTTCATGGTCTTGATGCTGAATCTGAGCTTGCCAACATCCTCTCAACAGAGGTTCTTGCCGAGATCAACCGCGAGGTGGTACGTACCGTCTATCGCATTGCTCGCCCTGGCGCTCAGAACAACACAGCAACTGCTGGCGTATTTGACCTTGACGTTGATTCCAACGGTCGCTGGTCAGTTGAGAAGTTCAAAGGACTTCTCTTCCAAATCGAACGCGATATGAACGCGATTGGTCACGAGACTCGTCGTGGAAAGGGTAACATCCTCATCTGTTCTGCTGACGTTGCTTCGGCACTGTCCATGGCAGGTGTTCTGGATTACACCCCTGCTCTGTCTGGTAACAGCAACTTGCTTCCAGACGACAACAGCAGCACACTGGCAGGCACCCTGAACGGTCGCATCAAGGTCTATGTTGACCCTTATTCCGCTAACGTAAGTGATCGTCACTTCTACGTTGCTGGTTATAAAGGTTCTAGCGCCTATGATGCTGGACTCTTCTACTGCCCATATGTGCCCCTGCAAATGGTTCGCGCCGTTGGTCAGGACACATTCCAGCCCAAGATCGGCTTCAAGACCCGCTACGGCATGGTCGCTAACCCATTCGCAGAAGGAACAACACAGGGGAGTGGTGCTCTTACTGCAAATGCTAACCGCTACTACCGTCGTGTGCTGGTTGACAACCTCATGTGATCCATTAGGTTACACACAACACTCAGGACCCCATTGGGGTCCTTTTTTAATGCCTAGTCATATTTGCTGATTCCCTCACGAGAAGGGCGTTTGGGGTTGGCACTTATGTTAAATAGAATTATACTGAACTTGACTCCCATGCCAAGGTCCACCATGTTGAAGACCGATCTGCTTGCCAGATTATACAAAGAGAAAACCAAATTATACGAAGGTGAGTATGAGGGGGAACAAACTGAGGAATGGCATCACGGTGCCCACTTCGCGTATAGTAGACTATTGGATATCATTAGTGAGTATCGACAATGAAAGACCTTGACTTTATCGATGACCTGTTGACCATGCCCGAAGAACCTTCAAAATCTAAAAACATCACTGATGCTGATGCCAAGGACTGGGAAGACTTCTGGAATGGCGAAGAAGAATAACCCATAACCCCTTTAATGTGATGCTATTTGGAACCACGGCTGCACAACAACTGTTAACTTTCGGTTGTACCCTTGTTATAGCAACAGTATACATTGTAGTAATTACATGTAAGGACCATTGAATTGAGTATGTTCCTATAAATAATTAAAACAGGAACATACTCATGGCATCATACGGAGGCACGGACCAGACAGCACTCTGGTCTAAGCAATTAGATAACAGGAACTTCCTGTCGCCAATTGGATTTAAGATGCTACTGGAACAGTTTCCAAAGGTAGTTTACTTTGCACAATCCGCTAATATTCCTGGTATCGGTTTGAATACCATCGAGCAACCTACGATGTTGGGACGTGTGATCCCGTGGGAAGCACATGGTCTGAACTATGAACCATTCAACTTGACGTTCCTAGTTGATGAGGATCTAGAAAACTATCTCATCCTACACAACTGGATGCGATCGATTGCAGGTGGCGATGCATTTAATGAGCGTGCTACTTATATGGAGGATTATGAGGTGACTTGTGATGCGTCACTAGCAATCATGAATAGTAATATGAGAACTAACTTCTTTGTCAACTTCAAAGATATATTCCCTGTCTCATTGAATGCATTAGAATTCAATGCTACAATTGATGGTACAGAGTATGCCACAGCAACTGCTGAGTTTAGGTATACTACTTACGATATACAAAACCTTGAAGGTGGACGGAGGAAAAATCTCAAATGAATCTAGACCAAATTCGTGACATGTGGAAAGAGGATTGCATCATTGATCAAAATGATTTAGACACTGAGAACTTTAAGTGTACTGTGATCCACGAAAAATATTTGAATATCTGGTCTCATTTTAAACTGATGGCATCTGATGCCGACACCAAAGGTCGGATGCTATACAAAGCAAAGTTTGAATACTACTCAGGCAAAGCACCTGCCAAGGTGTATGCAGAGAAACCTTTCAATCACAAGGTACTCAAAACTGATATCAACACTTACATCTGGGCAGATGATGAGTGGTTGAAAAACAAGCAGAAGATTGACTACCTTGATACTTGTATAAATTACTTAGAGATGATTCTTAAACAGTGTTCCTCACGAGGGTTCCAGATTAAGAATTACATTGATCTAAGGAGACATGGTGATTACTAAGATTGAAAAAAAGAATGAAGTCTACCTCAAAGTAACAACAGAACCCCATGTTCATCAGGAACTGAGTGATCACTTTCAATTTGAAGTGCCACAAGCAAAGTTCATGCCACAGTATCAGAAGTGGAAATGGGATGGAAAGATCCGTTTGTATTCACCAGCAACAGGTGAGATATATGCGGGTCTTTTTGATTATCTAACTGAGTTCTTAGAACAACGTGGTTACGATTGGGAAGTTGAAGACAGTAAGTTTTATGGAAAACCAAATGAATGTGAACTACTCATATCTCCTGAGGCAACTGCGGGGTATGTTAGATCTCTGGGTCTGCCTTTCAAAGTCAGAGATTACCAGTTACGAGCAATTTACCAAGCACTTAGGTACAATCGGAGACTTCTACTATCCCCGACAGGATCGGGAAAATCTCTGATCATCTATGCATTGGTACGATGGCATCTGGGAATGGATCGTCAGGTTCTTATCATTGTCCCTACTGTCTCACTTGTGGAGCAGATGTATAAGGATTTCCAACAGTATGGATGGAGAGCAGATGCATATGTACATAAGATCATGGGAGGCACTGAGAGGTACGTAGATGCCCCTGTGGTGGTGTCTACCTGGCAAAGTATATACAAAGAACCTAAGAAGTTCTTTAACCGTTTTGATGTCATTATTGGTGATGAGGCACACCTATACAAAGCAAAGAGTTTGTCAGGTATCTTGACTAAGTGTCATGATGCAAAATATCGTATTGGTCTTACAGGTACTCTCGATGGTTTGCATACTCATCAGTTAGTGCTAGAAGGATTGTTTGGTAAATGTGAACAAGTTACCAAGACAGCAGACCTTATGAAGAAAGGTCATCTCACTAAACTTAAAGTAAATATTCTCTTATTAAAACATGGGTACGTTCCCTTTGATGACTACCAACAAGAGATGGATTACATAGTAAGTCATCCTAAAAGAAACAATCTAATCACAAACCTTGCGAAAGATCTGAGTGGCAATACTCTTATCCTATTCAACTACGTAGAGAAGCATGGGGAACCATTGCATGACCTGCTAAATACTAAGGTGAAGGAAGGTCGTAAGGTCTTCTTCATACATGGTGGTATTGATGCCTATGATCGTGAAGAAGCACGATCTATATGTGAGACAGAAAAGGATGCAATCATTGTTGCATCGTATGGAACTTTCTCTACTGGTATTAATATCAAAAACTTACATAATGTGATCTTCGCTAGTCCCTCCAAGTCCAGAGTCAGAAACCTACAATCTATTGGTCGTGTACTCAGGAAAGGAGATAACAAAGCGCAAGCAGTTCTATACGATATTGCAGACCACTGTGCGAGAGGATCCAAAAGTAATTACACCCTTCGTCATCTTGCTGAAAGAATCAAGATATATCAAGAAGAAAAATTTAATTACGAAATTAAGGAGATCAAATTGACTCATGATTAATTACATCCGACACGACGAACAATTCTTTGCCACACTTAAACTGATCACTGGGGAAGAGATTCTTGGTGAAGCATTAGTTAGCGAAGATCCTGATACTAAAAAAGATATGATCTTCATGCAGAACCCTGCTAGAACGAAGATCGTTGAACTTGAAGTAGATTCAGAAGATGCATCCCAAAAGGTTGCAATGGGATTCATGAAATGGATGAACTTCTCTGATGAGGATTTCTATGTAATTGATGCTCAGTCTGTTGTATCGATTGCACCTATGTCTGATGAAGCAATCATGCTTTATAAGAGATGGATCAAAAAAGAATTTAAAAAAGAAGTACACGATGAAGCAGAGGTACCCATCAATAAGAGCATGGGTCTCATTTCTAAGGTAGAAGATGCAAGGAAACTTCTAGAACGCATCTTCAAAGATGCATCTCTCTAAGCCACTTAAAGATACTGTGTTTCTGAACCCTTACAGTGTTGAGTATAATGATTTATTATTGTCTTGTCAAGCCCTTGTCACCTTGTCACTTCGTCACTTGACAAATCTGTCTTGATAAGTTAACATTATGTCATCCGTGAGTACCCTTATGTCTATGCTAATGCCACGGAAGAACGCCAAAAAGAAAGAACACTATGTAGATAACAAACAGTTCTTACATGAACTGATTATTTACCGTAACAAGTGTGCAGTCGCCAAAGATAAAGGACTGCCCAAACCTCGTGTCTCTAATTACATTGGTGAATGCTTCCTTAAAATTGCAACCCACCTATCGTATCGTCCGAACTTCATCAACTACATGTACCGAGAGGACATGATTGGTGATGGTATCGAAAATTGTATTCAATACATTCATAACTTTGATCCAGAGAAATCTTCTAATCCGTTTGCATATTTCACACAGATTGTATACTATGCATACCTAAGAAGGATTGCTAAGGAGAAGAGGCAGCAAGCAATCAGAGAGAAGATCCTAGAACGTAAGGGATATGAAGAGGTTTTCCACACAGATGACCTTGACAATATCGCTGACATGAACTATATTAAGTCTCGTGTCGAGACCAATACGAGGTACTGATGTCCACAAAGCAAAGTTTGATCGGTGACTATTGGAGCGGTGGTTCCTCAGGTAAGCAAACTCAGCGTCTAATTGCTGAGTTGACTGATAAGTTGAAAGGTATTACGTATACCCAAACATGCACAACAGCAGAGGGAACTACTTACAAGAAACTTGTTATTGAATATGAAGATTCTTCTAATAACTGATCAACACTTTGGTGCTCGGAATGATAGTCAAGTCTACATTGACCAGTACCGAAAGTTTTATACTAAGACAGTTCTTCCTTACATTGATAAGCATAAGATCACTGATGTGATTGCTCTTGGAGATACTTTTGATAGGCGTAAGTCCATCAACTTTAACTCTCTGGAAGCAGCGAAAGAGATGTGGTTTGATCCACTGAGAGATCGTAATGTCCACATGCATATGCTTGTAGGCAATCATGATATCTTCTATAAAAATACTCTCAGGATTAACTCACCAAGGTTACTCCTTAGTGACTATGACAACATTACCGTCGTGGACGATCCTACTGAACTATCCATTGGTGGTATTTCTATACTTCTTTTGCCTTGGATATGTGACGACAATAGAAAAAGATCCATGGATCTTATCTCAACAAGTGATTCAACTGTCTGTCTGGGCCATCTTGAACTTAATACTTTTGAACCTATTCCTGGATATACGATGGACCATGGAGATGATCCCGATGTATTCGATAGGTTTGACTTAGTATGTAGTGGACACTTCCATCACATATCTTCTAAAAAGAATATTAAATACCTCGGTAATCCGTACCAAATGTTCTGGAATGATTACGGTTGTGAACGTGGGTTTCATGTACTAAATACTAAAACTACAAAACTTAGTTTTGTAAAGAATCCCAACACGATGTTTCATAAAATCTACTATCGTGATAGTGAAACAGCGACCATTGATTATAAAAAACTCAAAGGTAGTTATGTAAAATTAATTGTCGAAAAGAAACAAGATCAAATTCTCTTTGATAAGATACTCAGAGAGATTAACAACAGTGATGTTGCTGATCTTAAAATCCTTGAAGATACTTTTGTATGTTTGGATGAGGTTGACGATTCTCTGGAACAGGAAGACACACTAACTATGTTGCAGAACTGTGTAACAGAGATCGATAACAAAGATGAAGTGTTTGGTATTTTAAAATCATTGTATGTCGAAGCACTTAGACTCTAAAATGTTCGTATTAGTTGACAAAAGTAGCGGCGGGGTGTATGCTGTCAAAGACAGTGGCATCCAAGAAAAGGTTGTTCAAATCTTCGAGCAAGAGGATGACGCCGAACGTTACTATGGTTATCTAAAAGCAGATGATTATAAACGTAAACTCGAAATCATGGAAGTCGAAGAAGAGATTGTCAAAGATAACTGTACCAACTATGGATACAGTTACACAATTATTACACCCAACGACATTGTGTTTCCCCCGAAAGACGTAGATTAGTATGATTGTTTTTGAGACTATTCGCTGGAAGAACTTCCTGTCCACTGGACAACAGTTCACCGAAGTGAATTTGAGTGAGTCACCATCTACATTAGTCGTAGGCAATAACGGCGCAGGCAAGAGTACCATTCTTGATGCGCTTTGTTTTGTTTTGTTCAACAAACCGTTTCGTAAGATCACGAAACCCCAGTTGATGAATAGTGTAAACGAACGTGAACTTTTAGTAGAGGTTCAGTTCAAAATTGGCACTATCTCTTATAAAATAGTTCGTGGTATCAAACCAACGGTGTTTGAGATCTACCGTAATAACGAACTGGTGGACCAAAATGCAGCGAACAAAGACTATCAAAAGTACCTTGAACAAAGCGTACTTAAACTTAACTACAAATGTTTCACTCAGGTTGTTATTCTCGGCAGTAGCACTTTTGTGCCTTTTATGCAGTTGCCTGCTGGTCATCGAAGAGAGGTTATCGAGGATCTTCTAGACATTCAAATCTTCTCACAGATGAATGGGTTGCTCAAAGAGAGAATCAAGGATGCTAAGGATGAGCAACGTCAGTGTGAGTATGAACTAGAACTTGCACAGACAAAAGTTGACATGCAAGTTCGTAATATTGCCAACCTACAAAGTGTTGACAAGCAACACATTGAGAACCAGCAACAGAAGTTTGTTACTAATGAAAATCGTATTGTAGATATTAACTTACGCATCAAGGAAGTCGAAAAAGATATTTCACTTATTGAACCTGAGATCCAAAAACTAGATCATGCTGTTGAGAAGCATGAAAAGTTTAAGGACATGAAGTCTAAGATCTATCACAAGTTGAATACATCTAAGAAGAACTATGACTTCTTTGTGGAGAATCAAACTTGTCCTACATGTACTCAGGAGATTGATAGAGATCTTCGTCAATCCAAACAAGCAGAACTTAATCAGAAGTGTGTTGAACTGACTGATGCAGGGTCACAGATCATGGGTCAGATCAACACTCTCAATAAGAACATCAAAGAACTGCGTGAGAAAGCAAGTCAGATTAATGAGTATAGGTATGAGATTCAATCTCTCACCAAGGAAGAGATGCTTCTGTTGAAAGACAACACTTCTATCATGACTGAGGTAGGTAGCGATACCTCTAACTTAGAGAAAGAGAAGCAAGATCTTGAAATCATGACACAAGCACTTGACAACAAACTCATTTCGTGTTCTAATATAAACAAGCAGACGGATCATCTTAAAACGGTTGCTAACCTCTTGAAGGATGGTGGGATTAAGACTAAGATTATTTCTAAGTTCATTCCTCTCATCAATCAGAGAATCAATAAGTATCTTCAAAGCATGGATTTCTATGTGAACTTCACGCTTGATGATAGTTTTAACGAGAAGATTCTTTCTCGTTTCCGTGATGATTTTTCTTATGCTTCTTTCTCAGAAGGAGAGAAGCAAAAGATTGATCTGGCGCTGTTGTTCACTTGGCGAGAAGTCGCTGCTTTGAAGAACAGTGTGAGTACCAACCTTCTTCTACTTGATGAAGTGTTTGACTCTTCACTCGATCAGTCTGCTACGGATGAACTGATGCGGATTTTGAAAGGTCTTGGAGAGAAGACTAATCTCTTTGTGATATCACACAAAGGAGAAGTGCTCTATGATAAATTTGAGCGAATCGTAGAGTTCTCCAAAGAAGGTGACTTTTCAACTATGTCAGCGGTACAAGGATGAAGCACATACTCTTCACCTTGCGTCAATGTGATAGTGAATTACTAGATGATGAATCTTACATTCGCGACATGCTGGCAAAAGCAGCGGAGTGTGCAAACAGTACACTCCTAGGTATCCAATCATATAAGTTCTCTCCACAAGGCGTGACTGCTATTGCTATGCTTGCTGAGTCTCATATCAGCATTCATACATGGCCCGAGACAGGCGAAGCAGTATGCGATGCCTTTACTTGTGGAGACCATACGGATCCACACGATGCTTTCATCTTTATGAAATCTTCGTTGCTGAGTAAGCGATGGGTATATCAGACAGTGAAACGACCAGTCATATAAGTGGCACCCCTCTACGTCCTGATGGACTAGGGGGGTTTATACTATCTGTATACACACGAGGGCACATGAAAAAGGAGATCAAGAGTACACTGGCACGTTTGCTTGCTACCGAGAACCTCCTGGTGGAGCACAAGCAAGTACCGACAGCATCCTTTGATGTTCATAAGCGTCTCTTGACCCTCCCTATGTGGAATCGTGCAAGTGATACTGTCTACGATCTGCTCGTAGGACACGAGGTGGGTCATGCATTGTACACACCTGACGATGACACCCTTGATAATCTCCCATGCCCTAAGGATTACTTGAATGTAACTGAGGATGCACGTATCGAGAAACTGATGAAGCGTAAGTATCCTGGTCTTGCCAAGGATTTCTATCGTGGGTATCAGGAACTGAATGATGATGACTTCTTCGCTATCGAAGATCAGGATCGTGAAACTCTGTCTCTCATCGATCGTATCAATCTACACTATAAGATTGGTGCTTATGCACTGATGCCATTCAATGCCTCTGAGACCCCTCTGTGTGCTGCTGTGGGGGATGCTGAAACGTTTGAGGAAGCGATTGCTGCTGCTGTTGCTATTTACGAATTTGCTAAGAAAGAACAAGAGTCTAAACCAGCAGCACCTATGAACCTTCCACCTAATCAAGGTGGCAGTGGTATGACTCATGAGGAGATGCTTGACGAAGCACAGAAACGTGAGCAGGAGAATGAAGAAACTAAAAGTTCTAGTGAGAAAGATCAGGAAGTATCTCGTCCATGGTTTACTGAGGACGAACCTGATACCGAGACTGAACGTAATGATGATGATGCACAACTAGATGTCCCATCGTATGAGTACATCCAACCAAATATCGAGAATGCTACTACTCAGCGTAACTTTGATAGGAATGCGTCTGAACTGATCGATAAGTATGCTAATGAATTTGAGTATGTTACTTTCCCTAAAATCAATTTCAAGAATACTATTGTTCCTAATACACAATTGTGGGATGAGGCAGAGATTTTTTGGGAAGAATACTATGAAGATTTTGACAGAGATGTGTGGAGTGAAGTTGATTCGGAGTTTACAAATTTCTGTAACAACACATCCAAAGATGTAAACTATCTGGTCAAAGAGTTTGAGTGTAAGAAATCTGCTACATCGTATGCTCGCTCATCGACAGCACGTACAGGAGTTCTTGATACAAACAAACTTCACAACTACAAACTGAGTGAAGATATCTTTAAGAAAGTGACTCGCACTACTGATGGTAAGAACCACGGTCTTGTATTCCTACTTGACTGGTCTGGTTCTATGGCAAACGAGATCTTTGAGACTATCTGTCAGGTCATCAACCTTGCACAGTTCTGTAAGAAGGTTGGTATTCCTTTTGATGTTTATGCGTTTACTAATGAATGGGAACGTCCAGCATTTGATCTTCACACTGGAGATATTATCAAACCTGCAAAAATTGGAGACCGTACTGATAAGAAAGAATATACTCTAGCAATTAATGATGATTTTTCTTTAA